TAGAAGAAAATCGGGCATATTGTTTAGCCTTATTCGGGTTTACGAATGAGCCGTGTACTGTGTATTTCATAGTCTTTCTCCTGTCTCTTGCAATACTGGGCAAGTATCTCCCGCCCTGTTATCGCGTGCCTTGCTGGGTCGTGAACCCGTGCCGACTTAATCGGGGCAAGGCGTACCATTATTCCCTGTGATTATCTCCGCAACATTCACACCAGCGATTAAGGTTCGCGTGCTCGCAATTGGTGCACTTATCGGGGCTGGGCGCTCCGCCGCGGCTCACTTGCTCGCCTCGCAAGCCTTTAGGAACATCTCCCGATTAAATCGGGGATTTTCTTTCGCTAGAGAGTCGGCTAATACTGCCGCCGCAAGCCCTAGGGCTGACTCTGGGTCATATAGCCCGCTCTGCTTAGTTACATCTCCCGCTAAGCGCAAGCCTTGCGCGATTAGTTCATAGTCTTTTTTAGTCATTTCGTGCCTCCTTACAATGCCGCCGAGTATCTCCCGTCTGGCTATCGCGTACCCCCCGTTAGTCGTAAACTAGCGCCGATTAAATCGGGCGAGGGGCTGTTTAACTCGTTACGCCATTTTGGCAGGGTTTAACATTTTAAAGAGCGCGATTACATCTTTAACTTCCAGCAGAATTCCATTGTCTATCAACTTCTCTGAGAAAGCCATAAATTCATCTAATACATTGTTAGCCATTTTATTCTCCTATCTAATCCGAACACTTGTTCGGTTTGCCTTCTGGTATCTCCTTCGGGCTAGTAGGTAAACCTTCTCACGCTCATTTCAGAATGTCAAGCATTTATCGTGTGATTTAGGTCACACTTTCGCAAGGGGTGGCTATGTTACCGCCCAGTAACTTAGTTATTAAAGTTATCCACAGGTTAGGCAAGTTATCCACAGGTTATTAGTCTGAGAGGTTTCTGAGAGTCGGCTGAATTGGTACGGGCGGAGAGTCGCTCGCCATAAGTTAAATACATATGGTCTCCGAATTTAATTATTAGTTACCGTCGGGTAACTTGTTATAAATAACCGTCAGGTTAAGGGTTAGACATTAGGTCAGGTTATGTCTAAGTCTAAATATTAGGGTGAGAGTTAGACATTATGACCCTAGGGTGTTTAAATCTGGTCAAGTACTATACTGTACTCTCACCCTAAAAATTCCTGTTATATTAGCCCCCTATATACTCTGAGCAGGACTTATGCCCCAGAGGGCAACTATTTTAAAAATATATCCGAACCTAGTGTTCGGTTTTACCTAAAACTACAGGTTATCTATATATGTAATATATAATTATATATATAGAGCGAGCATCGCTCTTCGGCTCGCTCGCTTATATAATATATAGTTATTTATATATATCAATTGCCACCCTTATGCCGTTTTTTAATGGGCGTTTATAGTGTTATATTTACCCTCTCCAGAGGGCGACTGGATGGGATGTTATGGGACGCAAAGCAGGCAAATTAGACATATCAAAGATTGAAGCCCAGGAGCGAGTACTACTCCAACTGGAGCAAGGTAACACCATTACTGGGGCTATGGCTACCGTCAACCGTAATGACACCACCTTCAGACAATGGGTGATGCAATCCCCTGAGTTTAAGGAACGCTCCGAAAAAGCCCGCCTAGTAGGTAAGGGCATCAAGGCTGACCTCAAAGACATTAAAGAGATTTCCTACCCTGACTTCTGTGAGCAGTTCCTAGATTCCAAACTCTTCCCCCACCAGTTGAACTGGCTGGACTTGATAGAGGGTGTTGAACCTAGGTGGCAGCCAGCGGGTATGACCTATGAGCCAGGTGAACCTGACCGAGTGTTGATTAACGTGCCACCTGAGCACGCCAAGTCCACTACGATTACCACAAACTTTGTCACATACAAAATCGTGACCAACCCCAATATGCGAGTCATCATCGTCTCTAAGACGCAAGGTATGGCTCGTAAGTTCCTAGGGGCAATCAAGACCCGACTTTCCCACCCAGCCTATACCAAACTCCAAGTTGGCTTTGGTCCTAACGGCGGGTACAAGGCAGATGCTACCCAATGGTCTGCCGATATGATTTATCTAGGTACTGGTAGAGACTCAGGCGAGAAGGACCCTACGGTTCAAGCCCTCGGCTTTGGCTCCCAGATTTACGGCGCAAGAGCCGACTTAATTATCCTAGACGATGTTGTGATGAACTCAAATGCCCACGAGTGGGAGAAGCAACTTGAATGGCTTCAGAAGGAAGTTATCACACGTCTGGGGCGGCACGGAAAACTAATTATCGTAGGAACCCGTGTCGCGCCCATTGACCTTTATAAAATGATTCGTGACCCTGGGCAATGGTCTGGAGGGGTTTCCCCTTTCACCTACTGCGCTATGCCAGCAGTTTTAGAATTTGATGAGAACCCACTTAACTGGAAGACTCTTTGGGCAGAGTCCGACCAACAAGAGAATGCAAAGGACGATGCGCTACCAAATGGAAATTTTCCCAAGTGGGACGGACCTTCTCTCTTTAAGCGCCGCTCTCAGGTCTCTCCATCAGTATGGGCTATGGTCTACCAGCAAGAAGATGTCCAGGAAGATTCAATCTTCTCACCTACCTGCGTTGCAGGTTCCGTCAATGGAATGCGTAAGCGTGGACCGCTCAAGCAAGGGGTTGTAGGACATCCGAAAAATACTGAGAATCTCTACACTGTTATTGGTCTTGACCCTGCTATGGCAGGTGCTACTGGCGCTGTGGTTGTTTCGTACAATAGAACAGACGGAAGAATATACGTTCTAGACTGCATAAATATGACAGAGCCTACCCCCGCTAAGATTCAAAGTCTTATTGAGGATTGGGTGGACAAGTATCGCCCACAAGAATTGCGTATTGAAATCAACGCTCATCAGAAGGCTTACGCCCTAGATGATAACTTAAGAAACTTTCTAGCCTCATATGGCTGCCAGTTGAACTCACACTTCACTGGTAAGAATAAGTGGGACACATCTTTCGGTGTTGCATCTATGGCAAGCCTCTTCGGTTCAGTCCGAGATGGACGCTTCCAAGATAACAACATCATTGAATTACCTTCTAACGAAGGTTCTGAAGGAATGAAGACCCTGGTACAAGAGTTAATTACTTGGAAGCCAGATACTAGAAACCCTACCGACTGCGTTATGGCTCTTTGGTTTGCGGTAATCCGCGTCCGAGAGTTAATGCAACAGTCAACCAGAGTGGGTCAGTACCAATCAAACCGTTGGGCAACGAGAGCGCAGATGGCATCTCGTGGCTCTATCAATTTAGACAACGCCTTTGCCGACCAATGGGCAGAGCAATACGGATAGGATGCAAATGGCATTATCAATGGAACAGATTGCGGCGAGAGTTGACTCTCTCAAGCATCGCAATCACGAACGTGATGCTCGCAATCTTGACGTGCTTGCTGTTCGTAAAGGAAAAATTGCAGAGGTCTACCCTGATTTCTTCCCCAATGGTGTAGACGCAAACGTAGTCGCAAACTTTATTGACATCGTAGCCCGCGACCTTTCTGAAGTAATGGCTCCGCTACCAGCAGTAAACTGCTCAGCAGCCAACCAAGTTTCTGATAGAGCACGTACATTCGCTGACAAGCGTACTCGTATTGCCTCTAACTATTTCCAGCATTCAGACTTAGCAGTACAGATGTACTCAGGTGCTGACTGGTACATCACCTACGGTTTCGTCCCTTTCATTATTGAATTAGACGAAGAAGCAAAACTGCCACGTATTCGCATAGAAAATCCTATTGGGGCTTACCCAGAGTTTGACCGCTATGGACGTTGTGTGGCATTTGCTAAAAGATATACGATGACATTAGGCGAACTTGTCTCCCAGTTTCCTGATTATGAGAGAGAACTACTTGGTGGCTTTGGCTACAAGCAAGACTTAAATACTCAGGTTGAGATGATTCGTTACTATGACAAAGACCAGTCGGTAATATATCTGCCATCAAAGGGCAACTTAGTATTATCTATCGCCAAGAATCCTCTTGGCAAGATGATGGTTGTTGTTGCACGTAAGCCATCTATTGATGGTGAACTACGTGGACAATTTGATGATGTACTTGGTATCCAGTTGCTTCGCAATCGCTTTGCGTTGCTTGCAATGGAAGCAGCAGAGAAGTCTGTTCAGGCTCCTATTGTACTTCCCCAGGATGTTCAAGAACTACAACTGGGTGGAGATGCGGTTATCCGTACATCAAACCCAGCGGGCGTTCGCCGCGTAGAATTAAATGTGCCAGCAGGTGCGTTTACGGAGCAGCAACTCCTTAATCAAGAACTACGAGTTGGTTCACGTTATCCAGAAGGACGCACTGGAAACATTGATGCCTCTATCGTCACAGGACAAGGCGTACAGGCTCTTATGGGTGCATTTGACACCCAAGTCAAATCTGCT